GCCATCTCTGACTTTCACTAAGTTTAAAGTGAAAGATTTAAACCGTCCCTAACAAGGGTCGGCACCCACCTACTGCGGATGCGGTTGTTATACCGCATCGAGGTTCTAGACAAGTGATCGGGATCACGGGCCATAGGCCTAGGATTCCGACTTCTTTGGAACTCCTCGCCACCTTCTTGATACTCAGACAACTTCTGGTCATCGAGCATCTGGCTAGCAAGGAACCACTTGTAAAGAGCAGCATAACCGTCAAGCCGATCCGACCGTTTAACGTCGGATAGCGCAAGGCCCTTAGTCAAGAGCTGTTGCGTGTGACGACACCACTTATGTGATGTCATCGCATCTTGGCGACTATGCCACCCAAGTAAGCCCGAATCTCGCGATACAAGCGGAAGTCTCCTACCTAAGGAGGCTTCAACTTCATTCGCGAGCCAGGTGCTGGCCTCGTATAGACCTTCCATCCACATAGTGTTTGAAAGGGATACGAATCCAGCAATAATACTTGGACTTGCAGAGGTTAGCATTTCTGGCTGGTGTTTAATATACAGTGGGGTTACGTCAACCCCCCTGAACGCTTCAACACCACAGCTTTCCTTAAAATTACCAGTAAGGAAGCTCTTCTTGACATTGACCGCGAGGCCAACATCTTGAAGCCAGGCCACACACTGGTGAGCATACCGCTTGGAGACTATAATATCGTCACCATAGATGCGGATATGCCGAGAGGCGCGTCTTAACCTCCAGTAACTGGGGGTTGTACCCTCAGTATCCATGATAGCTGCTAAGCAGACTACCGCGAAGCAGATTGACTGCACTGGGAAGGTTAAGGCGTTCCCCATTCCGGCAAATTTCCCTAAAGTGAGAGTCTCCCGGTTAGGAGACTCTACGAAGGGAGAACGGCAAGCCATCATATCCTCTAGAAATTGAGGATTATGTCGGAATACCGACTTGACGAGTGAAACACTCAGCAAGTCAGACGCCGACTTCAAGTCGATGGTTGCCCAGTTGTCGAAACGGGAGCCTTCCAAAGCAAGAACTTGGTTCTTACTCTGGTCGGATAAAGCGAGACAGTTACGCAAGATCCTACATTCGGAGATACTATCTCTAAGTAGGATGTTAAGCCCCTGCTGTACAAACTGGTACAGCATTGGCTCAACCGTAATTGTCCGTCTCGAAGAAGAATTCTTCGGAACGGATATTAGTCTCGCAATGCCTCTCGAAGCTCTGTCCACGAAGGAGGGACTACCACCAGAACGCCTGCGAGTTGGTCGAATACTCTCACGAATATTCGAGTGGCTCGTTCCCGGTTTACTCCGGGGAAGGCTTTCTGGAAAGACTGACCGTATGAGATCTGCAGATCTAGCAGAGTCTTCACAAGGGCCAGTCTCCTCGAGATGGTCGAAGGAGAACAAGGTATCACTACCCGTTCCCCATAGACCGAGTCGATGGAGTAGGGGATCATCACTTCTGATGGATTCCCACAAAGCGGCGAACTTCTCGTTCGCTTTGTAACCTTCGTAGACAGCACCGGGACCGTGTTTGTATTTTCCATGATGGACTTCCTTAGAGTTGAGGGAGTTTAGAAGGATCTTACAAACACGACCAATGAGATGGTCGTGCCTGTCGGGTATAAGAACCCTACTTGCACGCTCATCACACTGGTAAAACTCGTTCACCGCCTTCTGATGAAGAATGTCCTCATCTTCTGCAGATACTTGAGTTTTCTTAAAGAATCTCAAGAGTAGTCTTAGACTCTTAAGGACACCAAAATCAGGTGCTTCTTTAAGCGTCCCGG